CGTTCGTTCGTTCGTTCGTTCGTTCGTTCGTTCGTTCGTTCGTTCGTTCGTTCGTTCGGATGGATACCAAACACGTCAGTTCGTAACATACATGTCCGTGAAGACTTTTGACAGGTTTCGACACGACTTTTTGCAAAGGTGCTGAAACACTAACGACCTGGGTGACCTGTTTGCATGTGCCCGTCCGTTGTGACATGACATGACACATGGTACGCTTTGCGCAACTTGACTACCTATCGATAGCAGCAGCTTCTCGTCGTCGCCCGTCGGCCTAGGACTGACTGACATAGACTACGAAACTGTGTGCGTGCATGCACGTAGCCAGGTTAGCAGGTTAATAACAGCACCGTAGAATAAAAGCCGTATGGCGTCGGCCCCGGCCCCGGCCTCGACCTCGACTTCGGCTTTTTCTAAAACCAAGTGCAAAACCTGCGGCCATCCAGAGTGGACTCATATAAGAGGCGATCGATGCGATGCCATTTTAACAAAAAGAGTTTGGACCGAAGGTACGACGATTCACACTGAGACCGGGGGTAATTGTAGCTGTCAAAAGTTCAGCTAGTTAGTCCGCTTAACTGACTTACTGCGAGATACTGCTGCTAGCATGTTCGAAAAGCTTAAGGCCTTCTTTACTCGCCAAACACCAAAGCCGCGCCTAGCTTCCCGTAGCCCAAAGTGGTCGGAGCTTCGTTCAATGTGGCTAGGTCAGCAACCGGTTTGTCAAGCCTGCGGGACTGAGAAAAACCTACAGGTACATCACATTGTTCCAGTCCATATCGACCCATCAAAGGAGTTAGATCCGGGCAACCTCATAACTTTGTGCGAGCTGGTAAGACATGATTGTCACTTTCACCTAGGCCACTTGTTGAACTGGAAAGCGTACAATCCTACTGTCGTTGAGGACTCTAAAAATTTCAAGACGGCTGTAGAAAACCGACCATATTCGCAAGATACAGCCCCAGAAGAAGAGAGTAAAACTAATTAACGTCAGGGCTGAAAGTAGTACAAGCCGCACGATAACCGGCGTGGTATCATCATGATGCTCAGTCAGTCACTTCAGTCATTAAGCGGGAAAAAAAGAGTGTTTTCAGAGCTCCTGCATACTCAAGCACTCTTAGGGCAAAACTAAGTAACTAACAACCAGTCAAGCCCGTCTCACTTCTACAACCCGCTTAACGCGAAGCAGCTGTCTCGCTCAGACCTGCCGGGCCGTCCGTGCGGCCCAGCTTCTCCGGTTTTTCTTTTTAATTTTTAGCTAACTTTTGTTACTTTTGCCTTAAGAGGTAAATAAATGGCTGTAACTAAATAAGCCTTTGTCCGTTGGCTTAGTTCGCTTACCCTTGCAACGTCGAAAGTCAGCGTTATAATAATGTCACAGCAGACAGGCCGAAGGATTCAAACCAGACGAACGACAGAGCCCGGCGAACCAGTCTCCGACGAAAAGTGGCAAGTTCTCGCAGATACCGGCCCCATTGCCTTGACGCCGCCAGCGGATCAGCAGCCACAAGCTAAGATAGTAACTCCAAGTGATACGGTAGCCGTAAATCAAACCGTTTCAATGGATGGGAGTCAATCAACCGGCAGTGGTCAGCTAACCTACAGCTGGACGCAGCCTCGAGGTACAACTGTAACACTAAATCCCAGTGCAGCTCATCAGGTCGTTAGTTTCACTGCTCCTCTTAACACGAATCAGGGAGTGCCTATCGATCATACGTTAGGCTTTCAGTTAACTGTTAAAGATGCATCGTCAGGCAAGACCGCAAGCACCACGCAGGATGTTAAGGTTTCGGCAGGTAACCAGACCGGGCCACCATCACAGCCACAGCAACCACCGCCCCCAGACTTGCAACCACCGCAAGAGCCGCCAGAACCAAGCCAAGATCCCACAACTAGTAGTAAGCCGACTCCTATCTTGTTCACTGCCGATGTAATAAACCATAGCACCAAAATAAGCAACGAAGAGCTGCAAAAGATCTGCGACTCTGTCAAGAAGCAGATGGATCAGGATCTCTCGGCTTACTGGTCGTACTCGGCTTCCTTCAACTTTGGCCCTCCAGTTCAGGGAAACGTCAAGCTAGGAATATTCGACTCAGCTGACGAACCCGGCGACTTTGGCTGGCATTCTGCTACAGGCGATCAGGTAACCATCGAAGTTTTTTACGTTGGCACTTACGAGGACCTGTGCATAACCATCAGTCATGAGATGGTGGAGACTATAGCAGACTATGATGCAAAGACTATCGTCGACGGCTTTGACGAGCACGGCAAGCCAGTAAAGGCTTACCTCGAGATTGCAGACCCAGTCGAGTCCGACAGCTACTCTGTAGATAACATCAAAGTCAGCAACTTTGCGACTCCCACGTGGTTTGGTATGCCCCCTCATGGTGGAACTCCCGACCGCACACGGACGGACTTTATGCAGATAACTACAAGACCCTGGGACATTGCCAAAGGCGGCTACATGCAGTATAGTTACGACAACGGGCAAACGTGGCAGGACGTTCACGACCGTATAGCTTTCGATGCACTATCTGGCTCTAGAAAAGCCAAGCGAGCAAAAAGGCTTGAAGAGGCAGAGGCAGAGGCTAAAAAACTAGCTTGACCAGTTATGGGCCAGAGCCAGTCGTCTGTCTCATACACAACGGAGTCTCTCCTTATGACGGAGGTTATGCTTATTGCAGGCCTTGCTCCACGTACGTCAACAAGTCTGATCCTCGTGAGGTCAGAGCTTCAAAGGGGCGTGGCGCTCTGGTCCATGTCGAGTGCGGTAGGCTCGTAGCAACAAAGGCTCGAAACAGCAAGTTTAGGCCGTCTAGGCTTGATAGGCATAAAATTGTGCGGTACTAACCTGTCTGTCTGTCTGTCTGTGACTAACGTATGAATGGGGCCTGCCACAGTCGCAAGTACGAGGAGGGATATCGCTTGTGCTCAAGGTGCGCCAAGTGGGTGCATATCTCTGACAAAAAGCACACCAAGCGCTCAAGGAATGGCACGCTGCTGCACGAATGCGGCCTGCCGTTAAGAAGCAGTCCTCTGCACAACTCTGAGTGGCACGTCCGTAACGGCAGCAAAAGGCTTTAAACCGCGCTTTTTGAGAAAGTTCATGAAAGTTTTACTAGTTGCGGTGGCGCTAGCGTTATTCCTAACCTTTGCGCTGCCAACCCAAGCACAAACACACGCGGCCCTCTCTATTCTAAAGTTCACGGCACCAAAGGGCACGCTATCGGCAGGCTCTCCCGTCACAGTCACTGGTACATCGATGCAACCAAACGCGACAAAGACAAACTGTAACGTGCAGTTCCAGACTAACCAAGCCGGTTATCTGCCCGTTACGCCGCAGGGCCCACCGACTGGCAAATATGAAAACTGGACTGCCACGAGCGCACCGCTGCAACACGGCCTAAACATTTTGGAGGCGCAGCTGCAATGTTTTGCACCGGGCCACTTAAATGGACCGCCCAACTTGCTAAAGCACTTGGTTCATAATGTGACGGCTCTGTCGTCTGCCTCAGCCTCAGCTCCTTCCGCTTCACCGTCAACGGTTCCAACACTACCCCCGAAGTGATGGCGTTCGATGAGCGAGACCAGGGCCGAGCAGATAGCCCGATACAAGGTTAGCAACAAACTCCGACGCGACGCCATAGGTACTCTGAGACACACCGGACCCATTCAGCTTAGCGATGGTTCGACGATCTCGGCCGAAACCTTAGAGAAAGAATACTGGGCGAACTTTAAGCGACAGCAGGAGTACATCGGTTGGGATGGCTTGTGAGAGCTTCGAACGACAAGAGCAAGAGCAGAAACATCCGTTACTATCTAAATGGTTCCTACATGGGTACTGTAGACGATATACAAGCTAGCTCAATAATATCTAGGGCACACAAGGAAGCCTCGATAATCATGCACGACTTTCCAGACGACAGGAATAGTCCCGAGAGCATCCATGTGCAAACGAAAAGACTGACGTAGTCAGTCAGTCAGTTAGTTCCTACGAATACACAAACTAAGTTACAGCAACATTGAAAGTTCTAGCAACATCTGTCATAGCAGCAGTTGCCCTCGTTTTGATTTTCGGCGGCATAGCCATGACAGCTACAACATACAGCTTCGCAGCTACAAAATCGGCAGCACCAGTTAAACACAAGGCGACCAGCAGTCAAGTTCAGACAGTTGAGAACGCGTCTCAGGTCGTAGTTTCAAACGGCGTTCAGACTTACATTATTAACGTGCAAGGAAAGCCTGGGCCACCCGGGGAGCCTGGTAAGCAAGGTGAACCTGGGCCGCAAGGCCAGCAAGGGATCCAAGGGGAGAAAGGGGATATCGGGCCAGTTGGAGCTACCGGGCCAGCCGGAGCGCAAGGTGAACCAGGGCCACCCGGGCCAGCAGGCAAGTCGATAATCTGTATCGCGTCTCAAGGCTCGCACACATGTACGTCGGGCAACGAGACCACAACTGGCAACGTCACTCAACCAACACCAACACCAACCCCTCCAGCACCTAACGCAACCCAACCAACTCCGCCGACAAATGCCACCACAACAACACCACCACCATCTAACGAAACAAAACCAGCGCCTCCAAGTAACGCAACAAGTCCAAGCACAAACGCAACTCAACCTAGTCCTCCAACAAATGCTACAACGCCATCATCTAACGCAACACAGCCAGCACCTCCAACTCCAGCAGCAGGTAACGCAACCCATCCGACTAACGCAACCTCAAGCACAAACAGTAGCTCAACATCACCAACCCCAACAAATAGCACAGGTGGAAACGCGACTCTAGGTCATAAAGCGCCTCACGTAACCGTAAACACAAAAGTCAAAGCTAAGAAATAAGCCAACCAACCAACCAACCAACTCTTTTTTTCTTAAACCTTAAGAACAAGTTCTAAAGTTTTAAGAACCAGTTGTTAACTTATCGTGACACTGTTATTAACTTCGTCTCAAATCTTTAGATTCTAAAGTTTTAAGAACGCCTCTGTCTCAAGTTCTTAGAATCTAAAGGACAGCTTTAAGTACAAGTGCTTACTTGCTTGGACCTTAAGCCTTTAATATTATGCTAAAGGCAACAGACAAATGAGACTCACCTTTGGGGCTCTTGCTGTTGTGTTAGTGCTTAGCGTGGTCTTGCTGGGCGTAAGTTATGCCTTTGCCCAGACCATACCCATGATACCGCCTCCTACTTCTGCTAACCAAACAAGCAGCGGCAAGCAAGCTCATCTATTTGGTTCGACAACCACTTACAACGTCAACGTCGTTTGCTCTAATGGTCAAACTGTGCACAAAAGTCAGACCGTGCAAGCGCACACACAACCCGCACCAACGATAAATGTTAACTGCAGCACTGGCGGCGCCAGCTCGAACGGCACAGTGGCAACAGGACAGCCAGCAGTTATCTGTATAGTCACACCTGAAAACAGCTGTGCGTCAGTCATTGCGGCACTAACCGCCGCTCCAGCTACTACCACAAAGTAGCCCTTTTCTTTTCTTTCCTATGTTATTCGCAAGCGCCGTCGCCTTGCTCTTTACGGCGGCGGTCATAGCTAGCCTGATCCTTGTTTCTCCGCTAGCCTATGCGCAGACCGTTTTTCCACCGGCCTCACCGGCGACGTCTTCACCGGTAAGTAACGAGACCCAAATCCAGCAGCAGATACAGCACTTATCAAACCAGCTTGCTTTCATAAAGCTGCAAAAGATAAGAGCCGAGCAAGCCAAGACGCTATTATTATACAAACCAGTGTTAGAACGTGACAGGGCAAACAGGTGCTCACAGGACCAGCACACGCCCACCGACTTTAGAACCTACCTCGTGCACTTTGCCTGCGGTCACGTCAGCGTTTTCAGTAATGGAACTGTGTTACGCAAGTTCTTGCTTGTGACTAACGACTACGGCGGAGCAGGTGCACCTTTAGCCATCTCTAAAAATACAAGCGACCCTCTTATCTATCACGTCTGGACGTTCAACTCCTCCGTCCCGGGTCCAACCTTGAGGATGACGGAAGGCGATCACGTTGAGATAACCGTGTACAACTCACAGCAGTCCAAGTTTGCGCACTCTTTTCACATGCATAGCATCCACTCTGGAGCCGCTGACGGTGTAATGGGCACCGGTCCAGGCGGCAGTATTGCCCCGGGCCATTCGTACACGTACAAGTTTGTGGCACAGCCATTCGGAGTCTATCCTTATCACTGTCATATGATGCCAATCGAAGAGCACATCTCCAGGGGTCTGTACGGCATGATGATAATCGATCCCAAGCAGCCAAGGCCGCCAGCTGCCGAGATGGTCATGATGTTAAACTCTTACAGCTACAGCTATCAAGGACTTAACGGCTCAGAGCACCTGCCACAAACCAACTTGGCTACCATGCAGCAGCTTCGAGACAACATATCGCAGGTAGAAGCGCTCTCGGACGAGGGTAACGGACCTGACAACCAGGCTTACTCAGTCAACGGCATGCCGTTTGGCTACACGGGCAACGATTCGATACCCTTAACCGTTGGCGTGCCTTACCGCATTTACTTGGTAAACATGGTAGAGTTTGATCCGATCAATAACTTCCACATGCACGGCAACCTGTTCATGTATACTCCTAGCTGCACCGCGAACTCCTCAAAGATATATACAGACATAGTCTCGTTGATGCAAGGCGACAGAGGGTGTCTAGACTTTCACTACCTGTATCCTGGTCTGTTCATGTTTCACTCGCACTTGGCACACTTTTCAGACCTTGGCTGGACGGGCTTTTTCAACGTAACGAGGTCGTCCCACTCATAATGACGCCGACGGTACAGCCCAAGCGTTGCAGCGCTTGTGGGCGGGCAATAATGCATACCGACACAAACAAGGCTACGGTTTGGTTCTCACCGCAAAGAGGAGCGTCAAGGGTTCAGTACGAGCTTTGCTATCGTCATGGTCCAGACCTCAACACTCTAGTTATATGCATGATAGAGCGCAGGCCGTTCACGTATGATCCGCACGCGGACCATAGACAAGACCGAGATCATAGGGATACCCAACATAACCGACCAACCTCGTAGCTAGCAAGTAGCTCTGCCGCAGCTTCTAGCTAGTGTCATCATCATCGTCATCATCAGCAGCAGAATCTAGAAAGTACAGAGGTTATTTCGATACCACTTATGACCGCAGTACTCCAGTCGCCGAGTACCTGCGAGACAGGCAAAAGGTAAACGTAGCTTACTTTCCAGATCAGATCCCACCTCCGGCAGAAGCATGTAAGTACTGCCATGAGCAGCTGATATCGGTGGACAATGGGCTAAACCTTCTGTGTCAGTCTTGCGGCCTTAGGACACCCACAAGCAAGGCTAAGCAGCAAAAAAGGCTCGTGCAGAAACATGGGACTGTAACGGGCTCTGGCCCATCGTCCACACCCATCGTAATATCGCAGCAGGAAACCGACCTTCGAAAGAGACAGCCAGGCTCGGGAATCTCAGAGGAGTTAAGGGAAGAGTTAGAAGACAAGGGGTACCATCCAGAATGAATGAGGCAAGATGACCGAACAAAAACTAAAAGCAAGCCTGGACGTCGCGGAAATAGCCGTCTCTTGTCACTTTTGTCAAAGACGAATAAGGAGTGTGTTTGTAGACAAGCACGGTCCAGTCTCCGACAACTGGTATGCTCTGTGCGGCCGCTGTTATGATAAGGCTCAGGGCGCTATCACGTTAGTAAAGCGGTTACGACAAATAACTAGCGAAGAGCTAGAGCCCTGCCCGTGATCTGCTCTGAATGCAAGCATCCTTGCTCCATGATGTTCGAAAAAGAAAAGTTGCCATCTATTCAGCGCTATCGCTGCAAGTTTTGCAACTGTAGCTGGTATGCTGGTGGTTGCTAGCTAGCTCTAGTTTAGTTTAGTTCTCACTTCGAGAGTACAGACATGAAACAACGTAAAACGTGTCTGATACTGATACAGTTGAAACCGAAACCGAAACCAAACAAAGCCGCACTTATGATCTTGATAACCTAACCGTCAGGTCAGTAGGCCTAGGCAAACGTGAGCCGTCTCACATTGACGGCACTAACATAGGTAATCCAGCTGATAATAATAACAACCTGCGCTCAGCAGCCGTCTCAAACATAGAGTATCAATATATCAGTAGCTCCGGTCCGCTATCGTCCTCAGCAGGACCAGCACTCAGAGACCCTTACACTTTCTCCATGAAGATACGCTTTGAGGAGGCCTACAGATGTGATCCTGTAGTCAGAGCGGCCATAAACAAAAAGACAGCCTTCGTTCTAGGCAAGTCTCTCTCGACTACTTTCGACCTCGTTGATACGTTCGTCAAACCCGAAGAGGCCAGGGCCGCCATGAACATCGTTCTTAGCGACCGAGAGATAGCCGATGCCAAGCGAGTCGTTGACCGCGTAGACCGTAAGTGTAACTTTCAGCAAAATCTAAAAGCTGCATTCATACAGGCCAAGGTTTTCGGTAGGTCAGCTATCCTCGTCGAAGGGCCCGAAAATGGGCTGCCTGTCAACATGAAGATCTTGTCAAGCAAGCTGCTTGGCCAGGTCGTCATAGATCCTTACACTTGGAGACTTGAGCGGGTGCAGTACAATGCGCCAGGCGTCTACGGTTCTGGCAACTACTTGCAAGGCTCTGATATCGTCTACTTTACAAACTGTGACTATCATGTCTCGCCTTACACGATAGGCTACGGTCTCAGTGACCTCGAAGCCATCGCTCACATCAGTGAGACAAATCGTATACTCAACGAGGAAGACCTCAAGGAGATCAACTACTCAATGTGGTCAGGCTTTGGCCTTCTCAAAGTCCCCACTATAAGGAACGCTGCCGAGATCCAGTCTTTCCTGTCAAGCTTCAAGCCTGGCAGATGGTGTGCCATAAGCCAAGACATAACAGCCGAAGTCCATGAGCTGCAAAAAGACCTAGCTTCTCTTCTTACTGAACGCAATGAAAACGAGAAGCTTATTCTTCGAGACCTAGCCGTCCCAGCTGCCATTTTGGGGTTCGAGGATATCCAGAATTTTGCGACGCTTCAGGAGGTTATGCTCGCCTGGAAAGAGTCTGAGATAGAAGAGCAGCGCACCTGGATAAACTCGATAGTTGAACCACAGTGGTTTGACAGACTACTCGTACAAATCCTAGGAGTAGACGACCCTGACGACCTCAAAGTTAAGATAATACTAGCTTTTGAAGACATAGCCTTAGAAAATCTAAAGGACAAAGCCTTGGCAGTGATCCCACTTTACGAAGCGGGGATCCTTCCGCCAGACCGCGTACTTGAATATCTGGGCTTTGACGACGTAGCCGATCAGGTCCGTCTACTCCAAACCAAAAGCGACACCGCAATGAATCAGTTGCAGACGGTCGCACTTGAGCAGCAGGCAAAGCTAAATCCCAGGACGCCAAAGGCGGTTGACTTTCCACAACAGAGCTCGGCCCAAGGACTAAACCAAGAGCTGCAGCAGAATCTAAACGTTCAAGAGTCGCCCATTGACATAGGACAAAAAGGACAGAGGCCAGTGCCAGGAGCACCAAAGACCGGCAAAAGAGAAAGAATAGGTGCGTTAAACCTTTTAGCTTCTATACCCTCTTGATTATATTATAGTAATATGTCAGCAGGAGTCGTCGCAACACCAACCTATCAGGGAGTAACCAAGCTACCAACAGCTGCGCACCTTCGAACGAATTTGTCAAACGGTAACGTTCGCGTTAGCTCACAGACAAACTCTGTAGGAGGTCAGCCAGCTTTTTACGAGATAACAGGCGGCTCTATAACTAATAATGTCAAGCTTTCACTTCCTGCTATCTCAAGCGATGATACTCTGGTCACCCAGAATGATAACGTTACCTGGGGAGGCGGTCACCTGTTTACAAACGGCCTTAACGCAACTGGTCCCATCGTAACAAACAGCTCTCTATCAGGTCAGAGTATAAGCGCCGGCAACTTAACGGTAAACTCTGCTCTAAACTCGGGCGGCTCGATAACCGCAGGCGACACACTCACCGCAAAGAATCACGTAATAGCAGGCCAAAAGATACAGTCTGGCTCAGACGGTACGATAGGTGGCAATCTCTCGGCAGCGGCAAGTGCATTTAACGTCGATACTACTAAACTTACTCATACTGGTACCGGTGCTAACGCCCTCACAGGCTCTCTTAGAGCAGCTACAAATTTCTTTACCGACTCTACGCAGATTACTCATAGCGCTGGTAACTTCGCTACCAACTCGTCAGGAATACAACATCAGGGAGGAATAAACTTGTTTACTGCTAGTTCAACCAACTGGTCAGTTGGCAGCACCACCGTGAACCACACACTTAATTCGTATACCATGGGCCCCACCGCCTTAGGCTACGGCAGCGGCACTCATTTGAGTTTGTTTAACAATCTTAGCAGCGTCAGCGACAATGATTTTTTCAGTATAAACTTCGGTACTACTAAGGGTATAATCTTCGGGAGGACTACGTCAAACAAGTTTGGCTTTTACAATACCGGCGGCGTCAACCAAGCCGCTGGAGGCGTTAGAACTGCTGGCGCTAGTTGGACTAGCAACGAACAATACATGCTTGGCCAGGCTTACGGACAAATGAGGCTCTTGGGACTGCTTTCGCCTTGAGCTGGAAAGATGAAGCCAGCGGAGTCACAATAGTTCATCCAGCACCTTGTGCTTGTGGCTGCTTCTGTTCAGCTTCATGTGACTGTACGTGTGATTGTATCTTTTGTACAGAGTATAAAAAGTCTGGCTGGGAGCATGGCGAGGAGCACTTGAAGCGCCTTGCTACCTGCAACTGCGCCTTATGTCAGAAAGTTAACGCAGGAGCAAAAGATAGATTCCAGTCCGACGGTTCCATAAAAAAGAAAGTTGTCTGACTCTTTACCAAAGCACGAAAAGGACTTTGTACAGAAGCGAGAGCTGGTTGACATTTCAACCAAGCTTACCGAGACTGAGGTAGAAAATCAAAAGCTACAAAAGGAAATCGAGCGCCTAACTAAGGAAAACGAGCTTTTTAGAAAAGCTCTCGCAGAGGTCGAGGTTGAAAAGGCGATCCTGGCCTACAACCAGCTAGGCAGCTCAGTAAAAATAAGAATGCTCTTACAAGACGGCACGGCAGCAGTAGTAGGGTAGTAGTAGTAGTTTAGTTCTCTATTCCGATCTTGCGACTCGTCTTCTGAATACAGTGACATCACTCAGAGAAGACACTAAAGTTAACGACGGTCTTGGCATAAAAGTAATCCGTTATAATAGTTGGCAACGTAAAGCTAAACGCGCTTTCGGCCTAGAGCCTCGCACGGTTAAAGCAAATGCAAACTGCAAGTCTACCTCCCTAGACTTGGCAGATCATACTTTCGGCTGCGGCTTTCTCACTGCTCAAGTAAGACGATGGAACTCTGAGCGAAAGCAATACAACGACTGGCAGGTTATTACAGAAAACCAGCATAACCTTCTTACGAACGGAGGTCGCGACTTTTTCCATCAGCAATGCTACAAAGATAGCGGCCTTGGAACTGCCGGCACCGCCTGGGTAGCAGTCACAACTACCGCGGTAACGCCAGCAGCAGGTGATACCACTTTATCTGGTGAGATGACAACGCTAGGCTTTGCTAGAGCGTTGGGAACATATGCGCACACTGCTGGTACTAATGCCACAACTAACACTGTAACCTATACCGCTACCGGAACGGCTACCAACGTCCAAGCTTCCGGACTATTCAACCAGTTAGCTGTTGGTGGCACGCTATCACACGAGGCTACATTTACGGCGACCAGCTTTGTATCAGGCGACCAGTTAGGTTTGACTTGGACTTTGAACTTGGGCTAGGATGAGCTATCTAGCTTGGCTCAATATGTCACGGTAGTACAGGCAACATCAAACTCCACAATAAACACAGAGGATCTTTTCCTCGAGTTAAAGGCTCCAACCGGAGTAACCATAAAAATAAAACGGGTCAGGGTAGGCTTCTCAGACGGAACGGACACTGCCGGCGTAGACAACTATTTTCGTATAAAGTTCGTAAGGTATGACACTACCACAGCAGGAACCACGGCAGCGCCTACTGTCAGTATGGTGCCCAAGAATGCCAATTTTGTTGCTGCCGTCTCTACCGTCAAAGGAAAGTCTACGACAACAGCATGCGCTTTAGGTACTACTAACGTCACAGTAGTCGATCTTATCTCAGTAAACGGGCGTGCGCTATACGAATTCATTGCTAGAGACGAAGACGATTATATCGTTGTAAAGCCCGCATCTCTGTTTTGTGTGGCCCTGCAGTCAGGTGTAGTCTCACAAAAGTTTACAGTCACAGTCGAGCATGTCGAATAATGACAAACGTCTACTCTGTCTATGAGCAAGGAGCATACACAGCCAACACAGAATCCTTAGCCGTAGAGATAGATGCTCCCACCAACGTCGAGATAAGAATAAGAAAGATAAGGATAACTGCCTCCGATGGAACTGACACTACCGTTCCAGACTACTACACAAAGCTGAGACTTGTAATAGAGTCGGCCGCAGGTTCAGGGGGCACGACCTTCACTCCAGTCCCAAACGACGCAAACGCTCCCGCTGCCGCAAGTACCGTAAAAACCGGTCCTTTCACTATTGGGACGGTCAGTAGTACTATAGATACCTTGTCGGTTCATTCTGGCACAGACTTTAACTGGGAAGCAAAAGACGAGGACGACAAGATAGTCATAGCCCCTGGAGGAATATTTGCAGTTACTTTGAACCCAGCCCACTAGCTAACTGACCAGTAATGACAAAGCTGTACTTTCACAATGCAACGAGTTCGGTCTCCGGTACTTTGCCGACTACCAAGCAGGGTGCGTATACGACCGCTCTGGTCTCTGTCGATGCTTATACCGTGAATCGTTCGATGAGTACCACAATTGGAACGTCTCAGACAACGCAACAATCACCAACTATGAGCAGCACGAACAAGACTGTTTACTTTACAAAGTTCGTATCTGACACACTAACTTCGACCAGTATAGCCGCTGACACTTGGAACTATGCATTTGCAGCCCAAGAGTCGGCGGCGACTGGGAACTTCCCCGTGACTACGACCGGAGCGGTCAATGTTACAGTCTATGTTTGGAGACCAGGCACTGGCACCAAGATTGGTACGATAATGGATGGTAATAGTAGCGGCACAGGGTTCACCGAGCCCAGCAGTACCAACACAGAAAAGTCAGTCTTTGGAACGTTCACCGGCTCCGCAGTTACTTGTCAGGCTGGAGACGTAATCATAATGGAGGTCTACTTCGCGACTGCTGCCACCTCTGCGGGCTTTGTTTCGTTCTTTTACTTTGATGGAACGACTGAGACAAATAATAACGGTACAACTGTGAGCAGCCATGCCTCGTACATAGAGAGCCCTGGCCAGACCCTTACCTTTGGTGCGCCATCTGTAACCCTCAACCGTACCGTTTATGTCGAGTTCGAGGAGCAGTGAGTAAGGTAGCTTGGTGGCAACAACTGTAACGATGATGATCTGTGCGGTACACAATTATCCCACTTCTACCAGTACAACCACCAACATCGCTCCTACCGCCCAGGTTACCGCCACGGTAGTAGAGAAGCAGCGTATTCAGTCCCAGCAAGCGGGTGCATACCCGTTCCCCACGAACCTTTGGAAGCTGATACTTAAGCCACTCGTTCAGCTCTATACCAGGACTGCAAGTGATACGACCAGCATCTCTGAGACACTGGCTAGAACGCCTAAACCCAAAATAGCGACGGAGACAGTTACCGTCTCAGCTGGCTCAATATTAAGAAAGCCCATGCCACTGATAGCTACTCAAACAACCACCATATCAGAAGCACTAACAAGGTTTGCTCACTTTTTCAGGGCTCTGAGTGAGACCGTAGCCAAGGCCGAAAGCCTTCTCAGAAAACCACGGCCCAGCATAGCAACTCAGACCACTACGATATCGGACTCTCTGGTTTCGAGAAAAATCAAGGGCTTTATTCTTACCGAGACAGTCACCATCTCAGAGCTCTTGAAGAGAAAAGCGCTACCCAAGGTGGCTACTCAGACGACCACAGTAAGCGAATCAGTTGCAAGGTTCGCTCATTTCTTCAGGACTTGCGCAGATACCGTCTCAAAAGCCGAAAGTATACTACGGACTGCAAAGCCCAAAATCGCAACGCAGTCGACCACCATCGCAGAAAGCCTCTCAAGGTTTGCTCACTTTTTCAGAACGTTATCGGAGTCAAAGTCTATCGCCGACTCCTTGACAAGAAAGCCCAAACCATTCGTAGCCAGTCAAACGACAACCGTAGCGGAACTCCTAAAAAGAAAAGCCCTGCCAAAAATTGCCACAGAGACGACAAGTATCTCAGACTCTCTAGTCAAAGTCAAGCGCTACATTAGAACAATAGCCGAGACGGCTGTAACAATCTCGGAGCTCCTGAAAAGGAAGGCCCTGCCAAAGATAGCGACGCAGGTAACGACCATCTCCGATGCTTTATCAGCGGCCAAGGGCGGTCTAAAGCAGATATCGGTAAGCGACACGGTTGTCATAACCGAGTCAATAAAGCGCCTAGTGAAAAGACCGATTCCAGTCTTTTCGATGTACGACGACTTTGAGGCAGGGACGTATACTTACACGGCAGACGCTCAGGCCTCGTCTAACGGCAAGTGGTTCGAGAGGTTTCTGTCTGGCGGTACCGCAGGCGTTCGTTCATCGTCAGGCGGCACTCACGCCGGTTCGTTAGTGGTCTGGGAAAAACCGACGGCCGCAACCAGTTCGGGTCAAACCTTCAGTACTCTTATCACGTCGACCTCAAACTACACAAATTTTACACTTGAGCTAGACATGCGAACAATCCAGCAGCTTCGTACTGGCTCGACGCCCAACAACTGGGAGACAGCCTGGGTGAACTGGCATTGGACCGACAACCAGCATCTCTACTACTTTGTACTAAAAATGTCAGGAGTCGAGCTGGGAAAGGTCGACACAGGTGGCACCCAAATCATACTTGACACACCCGGCACACCCTTCACTTTAACCCTAAACCAGTGGTACCATGTCAAGGTAGTCGTAAACGGCAATCACTTTAGATGCTTTGTCGATGGCACCTTATACAGCGACTACAAAGACGTAGGAGTCGGCGGCTTTCCAGCTCCCCCAACAAACTATCCCCCAACGTCTACTTTGTACAGCGGTAAGGTCTCGCTCTACTGTGAAGACTCTGAGGCAGAGTTCGATAACGTCAGCATAACGGTTAGTGAAGGCGCTGCTATAGCTGGAGCACCCGAGTCTATAGCGCCGCTCATAAGAAAGGCGATGCCGCTTATAGCGACTCAAACCGTAACGGTAGCCGCCGGCACAGTCTCGAGGTTTGCCCATTTCTTCAGGATAGCTACAGACACGACAACAATAGCCGACTCTCTCGTTAAGGTTGGAAAACATTTTAGGCAGCTGGTAGATTCTGCTTCGATCTCCGACTCTTTAACAAGATTCGCCCACTTTTTCAGAAGCATCTCGCAGTCGACCACACTAACCGGAACGGTTGTAGCCGTGAAGGGCAAGTTTTTCAATCTCGCTCAAACCGTAACAGTCTCCGACTCGCTGGCAAGGGTAGCGAAACACTTCCGCGCCCCGACATCGGAAAACACGACAATATCGGAGAGCATAGCCAGAAAGATAGGCCGAAGACTCTCGGATACTACGACGATAGGCGAGCTGCTTGTGAGAGTAAAAGGCAGATTCTTTAACCTCGTTCAAACCGTGACGGTCTCAGATTCGCTAGCTAGAACTGCCAAGCACTTTAGAACGATGCAAGAGACCTTAACGACCGTTGATAGCATCAAGCGAAAGGTAAGCCGTAAAATATCTACTCAAACAGTAGCCATAGTTGACAACCTCTTTGCTGGAGGCAGGAGGTTCTATAACATCTTTGTCACTGACGCCGTCTCAGTCTCCGACTCGTTAAGCATATCGACATACATCGCCAAGATAATCTCCTCAGTCGGTGGAATAGGCGGCGGCTTTGCTGGAGCGGGCGAAAGAAGTGCTAGGCCAGTCCCTATGAAGGAATACAGGTACAACTATAGAGCAGGCCTAACCTTTACAAAAGACTGGACTATGCCATTTAGAAAGTTCATGAGAGGCAAGAAAAACTCGCGGCCCCTCTAATCTAGTTCTCGTTAGTCCTAACGAATAGCTCTCAAGCACGTCAGTAAACATTGCAGACATACGACAGCAACGTCGGAATCTCTTAGCTCAGTCGAGTCCAAGCCCGTCCTCAAGAAAAGGCGAAATAAGAAAAGCGAGACAGAAAGAAGCGTTAGCCATTGAGAAAGACGCCAGGGACCACCTTAATCGCGTTCTGGTTGATATCGCTGCCGGTTCTACTAATGATATTTCTGTCATACAGCGTGTCTACTCGAACGAAGTCGAGGACATAATCAGGGCAGCTGCTAACAACGCCTTTATCAGTGGCGTAAACTATATCGCGAACCTCAAACGACAAAACCACAAGACCTACTTAACCACTCCCGATATAGCCACGATAAAGACTCTGACAGCGGAGTTTGAGCAGATATTCTGGAGAAGAGTTGCAGCTGTGCTGCATCAGAAAGACGTCATTGGCTCTATCTTATCTGCACGTTTTTCAACCAAGTCAAAGCTCTCCCTTACAAACATAGTCTCGGGCTTTGTAGTCAGGCTCGTCACAAAAGCTATAGCACTCGGCACCCTTGCGAAAAGCAAGGCGCTTTCGGATAGAGCGCGGTCTCAGTCTCAACTGTTGCTGAATGTACCCCATTTCGCAGCCGCGCTCCGTTCGGCCGCTGCTCTTGCTCTTACTGCTCAACAAATGAGGGCGGCTGATAAAGCGAAGCCGAGAGCGCCCCTTCCCCTCCACTTTCCAACCGATCCAAGAAAGCCGCTTTTAACGCCCGTAATAGATCCCGACCTTCTCAAACAGATACAGGACGATAAGCAGCTGCGAAAAGAGCTGGACGTAGCTGAGCAAAAACGCAGGGAAGACCTAGCTAACAGCATGCTAGGCGTGACCAGCTCGATACTCACAGCCCTTCCAGCACTCGAGTCACTTAGTCCTGATACTCCTGCCAGTCAAACAGTAGATAATCCAGACGTCATTAATGCAGACGAGGACACATCACCAGCGGAGCAAGCAGCTGCCACTGATACCACAGCAAGTCCAGGCAAAGACGTTTTTGAATGGGCCACAGAAGACGACGATCGAGTTTGCCCCATCTGTCAAGAGCTGGAAGGTGAGCAATGGTCAGCCGACGATCCTGACATGCCAACGCCAGGATCCGACACGCATGATTCGTGCCGCTGCCGCTTAGATCTGGTTAGTTAAGAATCTCCCTGTTACTGGATCGCGCTTTGTATTACAGTTTTTTTCCACGGTGCAAGCGCCGGTCTCCCAGTAAAGTTTTGAGTGATAGCTAGTGTGCTCCTTGTCTGTCATCAGCTGGAGGTTTTCAAGCCGGTTGTCCGTTTTGTCACCGTTGATATGATGGACCCGCTCGCCTTTAAGGAGAAACCTGCCGATATGCTTCTCCATAACCAAGATATGCTTTCGGACCCTGTACCGATAGTTTTTCTTTGCTCTCGGATGGCCTTCGCACTTTACCATTATGTACCCTTGGGAGTTTAGCGACTCGCCGCCCTTCCAGTTGTAATGCTTGTCTCCCTTGAGGTTCCAGTAATGGTACGTGCCTTTATTCCCATGACCTAAAACGTAGTCGTGGTTCCTGCCCCAGTTATCTTTCTCAGTTATCAAGACTTTGCAGCCACACTTGCACGGTTTCATATAATCACCTAGTAGTAGGCAGTTAATAAACACCCACGATAGTTGTAAGACGACTTACTTCTCACGTTTCGCGCAGCGGCGTCTACAGCCATCATAAAAAATGTCTCAAACTAAGCTACTCGTAGGAGGCAAGCTAGTAGACAACTGGCGTGACGCGATAGCCCGCTCCGACTGTCTTGTCAAGGCCTCTGGCATGGGTCACGATCCTGAGGCGGCTCAAAGAATCTGCGACGCTATCTCAGAGGACGCTCCTAACGTAATGGACCGGGTCTATGGTCCTAAAGGTCCGGTAGGTCAAGGTCATGCCTTAGACAAAGTCCAGAAGCTAAACCAGCTGCAAAAAAAGCAAGTCCCAAAATCTGCCGCGTCCAACAAGATGGTAGAGAACTGCGTCAAGGCGAAAATAAAGGCAGACGATTCGCTCTCAGAGGAAGACGCAACCCAAGACTGCCAGGACGCTTTCGAAAAAAAGTCCGGCTGGTTTGACCCCACAAAGGGCCTCTCAGAAGTAGAGCCAGAGGAAACCGACAACGAGCCCGACTTACCTGAGGAGGAAGCTGAGGACGAAGAGGAATCAGCAGACATTCAGCAGGACTACGGAGAAAATCTAGGCTATACCAAAGACAAGGGTAACACCCATGACCTTGGTAACGACGGGCCCAAGTTCGACTCGATAGCTAGCCTCGACGGTAATGATCACATCGACACTCACATGTCGCAAGACCAGAAAGACATGTACAACACCGGTCTTGATACCGACGTACACGACCCGACAGTCGACGCAGAAGACATCTCCAACGACTCGGACATACCGGACCTCCCCGACGACCAGACCGACGACGAACAAGACCAGCAAACAATGAAGGTAAAGACGGTCATGCCCGACTTTAAGGGCCCAATAATCTCAGGCCAGTCAGGTGCAGACGAGGAAGAGCAAAAGGAGGACGAGGACGAGAGTCCAGAGGAAGAGGACACCGAAGACGAGAACGACGGCAAGAGTAATAATAACAAGAAAAAGTCTTCCACTCGAAAGGCAAAGCGCATCTATAAGAACGCCCAAGTCGAGCCGTTCGAGTCAAATGGTCGCTTTTTTGTTAAAGCCTTCCTCTTAGACACTTCCTTAAATCAAAACAACTGGGGCGTTTCACCGCAGACCCTAGACGCTAACATCACTTCGTACGTAGGCAAGCCCCTGGTCTTAACTGAAAAGTTCGATCACCCTGACAGCGGAGATCCCAACTTAGATCACGCCCTACTTTATCAGGAGCTCTACCGAATAGGCTCGGTAACCGACGTCGTCAAGAACGGTACAAGATACGACGCAGTCTGTGAGATAACCGACCCCTACGCGATAGATGCATGGCGCATGGGCGAGATTCCTTTGTACGTTTCACCGCAGCTCTACAAACAGGACGCGTCAGAGTCAGACAGATCTATCTCAAAGTGGCAAGGCACTCACTTAGCTCTAGTCAAAGACCCGGCGTTTGGCGTCAAGGTCGCAACCTTCGGCGGCAGCTGCACTGGAGACCCTGACACTTGTTTAGCTCAGCTAAAGAAAGCCAGTATAATCGAGAAGCATGGGTACGGTTCGTGTGGCTACTGCAACCGAAAGCTATTACTCTCTGCAAAAGTCTCGCCACTACAACATAACTCGCCAGAAAATGAGCCGAAAATAAACTACCCGCCTGGTTATAGTTCCCTAGAGCGGATTTCTGACTCACAAGCTCGTAATAAAGTGCCAGATCCACTAAAGCAATCTAGTGCCGTAGTTGAACTGGATGCTGCAAACAAAAAGATCGCAAGTCTAGAGCAAAAGCTTGCTATCGCGTTAAACTCCAACAAAGAAAAGGATTCGGTAAACTCGGACCTCGCCAAGAGAATGGCGGCTCTTGAAACAGAGCACCGACGTGACAAAGTTGCAGCTATCTTATCAGCCGCAGGCATTGTTGAAAAAGAAGGTTTTGACGAACGAGTTAGCTCGTTAGCAAAATCAAACTTACCACTTGAAGAGATTCACAGTATATATCAGCCCTACGTAGAGGCAAAAAACGCTGGCCTTAATCTAAAGGGTGCTAGTAATACAACTCAGACAGAACAGGCCACCGGTAAGAAGGAAGTCCAATACGTAGAGTCAAAGGTTACAATGAAAAACGCTGCCACAGAGGCGGCGGCAGTTAATCAAAAACCGGCTTGGCTCTCGACCAGAGACTATTTGATGGAGGGAGTCACCTAGTTGGTCGTCGCAGCTGGCGACTATTTGCCCGGTGCACTTATCCGGTCAGAGAATAAGTCCAACGTTGACGCAACTATAGTAAAGGGCAACCTTCTCATTGTTTCAGCTGGAAACTGGACGCAAAGCCCAGCTGTAGCAGGCCAAATTAACCCGTTCGCAGTAGCAGCCTCAACCCCAGCCACTTCAGACAGCACAGTTGCAGCTATTCGTGAAGGCTGGGTTTACCTGTTAGCTGGAGGAACCATACAACCCTTACAGCAAGTTCAGAACGATCCTGCTAACGCTGGCCGTGTTGTAGCTTTTGCGGCTACTGCCGTCCCAACCACACCAACGGGCGCAAACGTCCAGACCGCAGTGCAGGACAATCAGCGCATTGTCGGAATCTACGAAGGTCATGAAAACGAGTCCTCTTATAATAACTCGGCGACGGCCTGTGCAACGGGAGACGTTATTCGAGTAAAGCTAGGCTTCGGAGGCCAATCTTAGTCGGAGGTTGATGTAACGAAATGATGATTTCTCAAGAACAAGTCGACGAGAAGCTTTCTGGCTACCTAACAAAGGACGAAGCAAGAAGACACGAGAAAGCTCAGTCTACTTCATTATGGCTTAACCGCACGAAAGGAGCAGAGCACGCAGCAAACGGCAACCTCGTAAAGCCGATGCACGTCTACATAGGCGAAACAGGCAAAGGACTGCCTACATACGACGAGCCAGTCGCAGACATGCAACAAATCATAGATGGCATTAACACAGTAGCCGACCAACGCAGAAGCGGCTCGATACCAGACTACGGTAAGATAACACAAGATCCCTTTATCGGCGAGTGGAAGGCTATAGCGCAAGAGTATGACGCAAGAGTAAGACATGCCGGAGCAAACCCACTTATGCGTAGTGCAGCTGTTGGAACCGACTCAGACTTTGCAGCTATCGATGTAGTCAACGTGATGGCAACTATGGTCAACACGGAGTTGAGAACTTTCGTACTAGAAAGAGCTCTCCCAGTTATCGGAACTCCCCAACTTACCATAAACGTCGATACGTTTACAAGATTCACCGCCGAAACGGGAGTCCCTGAAGGAGTAATGCCCACGACCAAGAGAGCCGGAGCGACCAGAGCACTGTTTAACCTGACAAAAGACGTTAGTACGATAGCTATGACAGACGAATCCCAGTTGAGATTAGTGCACGACATGTGGCGCCAGCAAATCGATAACGCAACCACCGATTTTAAGCGTATCAAGGCGAACAAAATAGCTACAACACTAGAAGCAGCACCTAACCCAGTAACGGGCGCCGACTGGACAGCCTTCACCACGGACCACAATACGAACAGTCCGTTTAAAGACATAGGTAGCACAAGTGATACAATTTTTGCCAATAATGGAAGTCCTAACGTTATCACTTCCCACGATAAGACTTGGAGAGGATATACTCAAAGCACGTACGTCAAGGGTGTGCTTCAAGCCATACCTCTACCAAACATGTCAATGGCTAAGGTGATAACAGACGTACCAGGCATGCCAGGGTTCACGTGGTATACAGACAATGAGCACACAAGTACGATAGCTATGATCTTTGACCCAGCTGCTGTCGCGATGTTCCAAGGACCTGTCAAAACTGAACAGTACAGGCTCTCTAGAGAAGGAGTCGACGGTTTCGTTTATAGGGATTGGAATTTGCCCGCCATACTGGTTCCGGGTCGGATACGTAAAGTAACAGGAGTAGTAACCTAACATAGATAAAGTAGTTTAGTTCTTACCTAAACAACTTTTTTCTTTCTTTTCTTGTATAATGCACCCAAAAGTTCAAGCTTTTTACGCACAAAACAAGGACTTAGACTATATCAGCACCGTTCAAGACAAGCTCGAGGGCCAGTTTAACGAGCAAGTTACTGGCGAAAAAACCACCAAAGTCACCCGTATCTACAGAATAAAGGTCGGCGGCTTCAAGAGCTCAGAGCATGTCTGGTATGAGCAAAAAGAAACCGGCAAAGATAACGCAGGTAACGAAATGACCTTTATGCGAACCGTTGGCAAGTACGAGATGCCCAAAGCCCAGTGGCGCTTTAACGGCGCAAACTCTAAAGAGCTCGTTGGTATATCAGACGTTCAGACCGAGTACGACTTAGCCTGGAATCCAAAGCTCATAGAAGAGCTCGAAGAGAAAGACATGATAAGTGATACAACACAGTGTTACATCCAGACTGTGTCAAGAACATATGGGCCGTTTTATCTAGAAGCCTTCAGGTCTAGCGAGTTTGAAGACCTCGCCTTTTTGGGCCAAAACGGTAGTTTCCCAACACCTGAACAAAAGCAAGTCTTAACAGGCAAAAAAGCGGCTGCAGCTAACAAGAGTTAGCTAGCAAAATGGAACTGCTGTTGCGGCGGCGGCGTATACTTGGCAGTAAAGTTGTTGATAACGTCTAACATCCTCTCTTGGTTAGCTAGTTCTTGCAAGTTATACTGTACCAGGATCGAGTTCTGCTGATCAAAGTAGAGTACTGTGACCAGCTGCATCGCTATGATCGCGACTATGATGGCCGCAAACAAGTAGACGTCGCGTGGGCTGTGCCTGTTGGCTAGCCACTTTCCAAAGTGTATGAACGCAAACGTGAGGGCCATGAAAGCGAGGCTTTGCCCTCCCACGTTAAACGGATCAAGATTGGTTCCAAAAAGTCCCAAGGTTAGTTGACTTGACGCGCTTTTCCTTGGAAGAGAAGCAATAACTTGGACGTCAGCGTCAACGGTGACGATAACACCATATACTACCCTTGCGGCTGCAGGCTTGAGTTCCTTGTTGTTTTGAAAGTACCAAAGCTCATGAGCTATGTTTTGTGTGAGGAACACGAGAGCGAACGACAGTCTATGAAGGCCGTCAACAGCAGCAGCAACAACAACAACAACAACAACAATACTAATGCGCCTGTGACTCAGGACGAGGACGAGGATAAGGACATGCTACCGTCGATTGACACGCACCACGAATAGTTATCAAACACTCAAGAGTCAGAATATTTTTCCGTGTCTTCTCAACCTCACCCTCCTTACGGTGACTTTGTACGTGCCCGCAGGCTTTCAGGCAATAGACCTACAAGCGACCTAAGCGACACGGACTGCCAGCAAGCTATAGCTTACGGCGACGCCCGAGTTGAAAGTGAGACCGCTCACTCTAACTATACGACTGACGATCCCATTTACCCGCTTATCGCTGAAGCCTCAGAATATTTTGCAAGTTCTTGGATAATCGACCACTACGAGTCAGAGTCAACGAAAGGCGACGATCATTACGCTAAGGCTATGGATATCTGCTTTTCTATCAGGGAGTCAAGCCCTGACAGCCTTTTCTCGATACCAGGCATGTATATGACCTACCCGCTTAACCCGACTCAGCCCATGTATCGCAGCTTGCCTGGAGGCGGTATAGATCCAGGCTGGGGCTCTGGCACTCAAGACGGTACTATACAATCGGAATGAGCAGTACCGTCTTTATCCCCGGCAAGATAGTGCCGGGCAACCTCACAGAGCCAATGTCCTTGTCGCTGCTCAACTTCATAAAGGGCAACTGGCCAGATAGCACGGCCCTTGTAAAGTCTACAGACATAAAATTCTCTACGCTGTGGTGGGATGGATACGGCTCGTACCAAGTCCACTTTCTAGACCGGTATATCCAGAGACAGCCCTACGTGTTAGGCTGGAATATGGACTATGCAGAGGACTATGTCGACCTGCATATCTTTGTCAGAAAAAACAGTCCGACTAGGCCTCTTGAATTGGACGACATAAAGAGGAGCGCTGAAAGTCTTATCATGCCCTTTCGCAGGAACGTTCCACAAATACAAACAGGCGCGGCGTGTATGAAAATATTGAGAACGTACGACGAGCCCATACGTACGTTCGTCACCGATCTGTGGCACTCTGTGCTACAGGTCTATATACAGTACTATGTGGCTACTACTAGCTAATCAGGCTCGATAAGCTTTGCTTGTCTACGTACATTAGATAGGACCTTAGAAACTTCAGCGGTTCTAACGGACGGATACATTAGATACATGTCACGCTTCACTAGCCACTCACCATAGTCATAGTCTCTCGAATAGCTACCATGTCTTCCTGGTTTAGCCCGTGTCAAAAGATAAGGCCTTTTGGTGCCCCCTGTCTTAGTCGGAGCTGTGAAGAACTCATACCTAGTTGTTATGGTACGCGTTGCTGCTTCAATTTCGTCAGAGTTCAAGCCTAGCTAGCCTCCCGGGGTTTACTTAAAGACTTCCTCCAACATGTGGGGCATAGGTACACGACGTCCCTGTACTTCGTCCTAGTGACGTGACACGTGTCCTTTTTTCCGCACTCGTCGCAGCTTACTGATGACGCTGATGATGATGTCACTCTCGCTTATGTACCTCCTTACCCGTGCTATGCAATAAAGCACAAGATGGACAACGCCAAAAATAAGAGTTCCAGACCTCTGCTTGTGTCCCGCATCTCCGGCATACAGGTCTCATGCCTAGCTGACCTCAGTTGCGATCGCGCTTTTCAGATCCTGTTTTATCCTGTCGAGGTCTACCCTATGAGTTGTCTCCAGATGGACCGTTATTTTATCTGCCGAGTATTGCGGAACCCCTGAACCACAAAGGTTACAACGATATTTGTTCCCATGCTTGTAACTCATTTTTCTTCCTCGACTGCCAGCTTAGTGAGAATATTTTCGTACTCCCGTATGATCAGGTCATGCACGATACCGCCGCGCTGACCCTTAGGGTTTTGCTTGCGAACTTTCTCCAGCCTTTCTCTAACCAAAACGAGTAAAAGCCTTCGGTCGGTGTCAGTCAGTATGCTCTCTGTCATGTCTGTCTGTCATCATGATCACGTTTCCACCTGAATAGATCGTCTCGCATGTCTGCCCTATTTTTGGTATGAATCGCACTTCTAAAGTCTGTGAGTGCCTTCTCGCTTACTCCCTCACTCCTCATCCAGGTTTCAGCAAGAGCCATCAACTCGATCATCTCCTCGTAAAAGTCTGAAGGTAATGGAAGGGGATCTAAAGCTTGAAGCTTTCTGATGTATTCTACCGTTACTTTTCTAAGTCTTTCGTCCCTCATGGTTTTGCCTGCCTCCTTTCCTCGTATGCATCAGCCTTCCCTCTTTGTCCTGTTTTCACGTTCGTCTAGTACCCTGTTGATCTCTTCCGCTATGCTCGGCTTTTTCGTGCCCTTATTTCGCTGCCATCTTCCAAGGAGGACAAGAATGACGAGCCAGACACCGCCGCCTATTGGAAAGATTATCCCAGGCAGGAACCAGCACGCTATAAAGTTCACAACGCCGTAAACGATCAGTGCGTTACCCAGCTTTCGACCCATTTACATTCACACTCCTAGCAACTTGTCTGCTTGCTCCTTGATGAGGTCCATTGCGCGCTTGGCCATCTCTTCTATTTTCTCCGTTAGTGCCTCGCCTTCTGGATATGAGTAAGTCATCGCATACTTTGTACACTCGCAGACTTCAAGCAGGGCCAGGTAAGCAGCTGCTATATTGATGCCACTTTGTTTTAGCGTCGCAACAGTATCGAGTAAGGCGTCGGCTGCGATCTTGCGGTCGTGGTGGAAGTCTCGCTCTAAGTCTTCTGCGTCCATCATCTTCTCATTCTCCTTTTGTGGCTGAGACGACTCAGCTGCCACGCTCTTCATGACTTTGTAACAAGTGTTGCAAAAGTCTGATGCAACTGTCGGAAAGTCTAGCGCGATGCCGCATCTAATACAGTAGCGTGTCACTTCTTAGTAATCAGCCTCCTTAGAATTTGATCGTAAGTCTCGCCTTTGACTCCTTTTGAACGAATCAGGTCGCGCGTCTCCTTACTAATTGTGATCATAGTAGTTCCCCGCTTTGTGTGCGTGACCATTGCACTAGATTACCACCCCCTCCTCGGGCTCAAACTTGACGCAACGACAAAGCCCACAGGTGTCCTGTTTAGCGAAGGGTCTAAAATGACAGCTTTTTGAGTGTGCACACAGGCACATTTGCTCGTTCGCTCGTTTACTGTAGGTCATTTTTTTAACCCTCCCCTGCAGAAGTTACAGAGAGGAACCTCAAAGGGTTCGTAAGAAAATAACTCTTCTCCGCACATCTGACAGCGCGTCATATAGACGTAGTACTTGGCGTGCTCGGTCATAGCTCTAAAGCTCCTCCAGTTTTGCATCACAGTACTCCATAAGCGCCTCGTACTTTGCCGCCAGCTCAAGTGAGCCCTCTTTCAGTTTCCCGTTTTTTGTATCCCATGCCACCCTCTCGTAGACTTCCTTCTCGCTGGCTAGAGCGCTCCTTATCAAAAATAGTTGCTCGCTCGTTAGGTCTAGCCTGACCTTGTTGCCTCGTTCAAACGTCACGTTCTTGTTGTTACTGCTGCTGCCAGTCATAGTCTGCCGTTAAACTCCTTGTTGTTGTTGTTGTTGTTGTTGTTGTTGTTGGTACTCATTACACTCTGTACCGTAGCCTCCCATATATTAGGATACCTAATGCTGTGTTAGGTTACCTAATACTTGAAGCACCAAGGGCAAACGCCTGATGTTTTCCCCGAAAAGTGATAAAACGGCTCCTTGCAGTGCTTACACCTTGTACCTACGACTGCTTGGGTGGTCGTGCATGTTTCACCGTCTTCATTGTAAGGCTTATCTTGGCCCTGGTTTCCGGAGAGTGATGCTTCCCTAGCCAAGGGGGGTTTTCGCCCTTAATCACCTTCATCCTTTGGGAGATCGCCTTTCTATTCTGTTCGCTGTGATGGTGTCCTCTAAATGAACCGATGAATGACGACTTCTTTGAGTGAGAACTTAGACATAACTCCTCAGAACCAGCCCAAGGAGTAACGGGGATGTACATAATATGATGCATAGCCGTCACGCCTACTCTTAGGCACTCTGAGCACTTTCCCGTCCTAGGATTCCACGAGAGTCCGATCCTCTTACCCAGAAACCTTATCCGGTTCTTTTTCAACTAACTTTACTACTTTTTGTGTTACTTTATCATATCGCTCGTCAGCATGTTTGACATGCTTTAGACCGCTCCAGTCGTCTGCAAAAACCGGCATATCTTCGACCATCTGTTGAGCGAACTCCCATCGCTCACGAGCCAGGATATGATCCAAGGTTCGCAGTCGTCTGTCGTGCCTTGTCAATATGTGGTCTACGAGATGGTACTCATCACCGCCTAGCGTAATAAGGGCCCGCGTCGGATCGTCCTTGCGATAAAACTCATAATGAGTCAAGCCGTAGTTTAGCTCCCAGGGTTTATACCATAACCGAGGACGGGGCATAAAGCTGCGGTCTTCTCGCGTGTCTATGTTGTAGATATTCCACAAGCCACGGTCTCGAACTACCATCTTGTTAAAGGCATCTCGTCTGAACTTTTCCCACTCTGCGTACCAGACATATTCATCGCTGTCCAGCGTGAGTATACAGTCAACCTGGTACTGTCTAGCCACGTCAATGTAAAACTCACGCTTTTCGCTTTCACGCAGGTCGGGAGCATCAAGTAGTATCGCATTGTCGGACTTGTAGCTTTTCACTACCTCGCGTGAGCCATCCGTGGACAAAGGATACTTGAAAAACTCATCCTCTCCCCAAGGCTTGGGTGCGTTGTTGTCCGGGTCGTCCTGTGTGTACTTGTAGCGTCCATCCACGCAAAAGATAAACTCAAAGTTTCCAGCTGTGGTCTGTAGCATCTTGTTCAGGCTTTTTTGGTCGTTGTAAAAGCTGCAGCATACTGCAAACGATAGCTTTGTAGCTTCAACGTCTAGCATTTTAGTTCTCTATTCCGCTGCTAAGCACAAAACTTGCAGTATCTATGAGTTATGTTACTACAGGCGCTTGGAACTATATCAAGATCCCGCAGTTCGTCGAAGAAACAACTTTCGGGACTTGCCCCAGCGCTCCGACTTTCACTAGCTGTGGAGCTATCACCGACAACGCTTACACCGCAGAATCGGGGGTTATTACAAACAGGCAGCTGGGCTCGCGTGACATTTACCAGGACATCAAGACCGCTGAGATCCATCAGCTCGTTTTCAAGTACCAGCCTTACAACACGCAGTTTATGCGTTACGGGACTGAACTTTTCAACTTAACAGCTACCGACAACATATCCCGCTCCCTGTCAATATTATGGAGTCAGCTAATAAACGGAGTGGAAAACTATTTCCTAGCCCAGGGCTGCCGTACCGACAAGCTTGAGATAAATGTAACGGAGCCAAAGGTGGAGGTAACACAAACCATACTCGCACAGAAGGTTAATACTCCTGCTACCTCATTCGCTCTGGCTGGCGGTACTGGCACTCCAGTATACTGCGCCCCCAATGTCGGGGCTCCTTGGAGTGGCCTTAATGGCGGCTCTGCTCCCCTGACAATAAACGCTCTGAGCTATGATACTATAAGCTTCAAGGTAACTGTAAATAACAACATAGATAAGGTAAAACCGTTGGGTGAAACCTTTTACAAGTTTTTGGACCCGACCAACAGGGACGTCATAGTCGACTTTGACATAGTCTACAAGGATACAGTAAGCTTCGGCGACATGAAAACTCTTACCGCTAGGTCTGCTAGCATGTCAATAAACTCGGGTACTACGACGTCAGTCGGGCTCACCAACCTGTATCTAGAAAAGTACGCTTCACCGGATACACCTACTGCGAATAAGATAAAGACTGCGACCTACGCAGGAAGGGCCCAACAGATCGCGATGGTGAACTAACCAACCTTGGTCTCAGTAGCGTCGGATGAACCGATGGAGTTTGACCAAGCGATCAAGCCCGCAAAAAAGGAGGAGCTATACTCTCAGTCTCAATCCCAGGGTGAGCCAAACAAGCAGTCTGAGAAGCCACTCATAGACCCAACAATCACAGGGGCAAAGAATTGGGCTCCTCTTCTTACACGACTCAACGACGCACAGATCCGTGATGTCAGCAAGTACATAACGATGGACGAGTTTACGATTGAAGTAAACGGCGGCAGCAGGACTTACAAGCGAAAGAAAATAAAAACAAAGGACTACAGGGAGCTTGAACAGATGAGGGCAAGATATGCAAGTATGTCGTCCTCAATGGAAAAGTCAGAGCTGCAGATGCAGGTTTTTCAAAAGGCAGCTGCCGCCTATCTGGGCATGACCCAAGAGGAGTTTGAGTCCTGTGACTTTGAGGAGCTAAAGAGGATAATAGACGTGCAGAACGTCAGGACAAACTACGGCGTCCCAAATTCAGACCAGATAACTTTGTGATGCTTTTTCGAAGTGGTGTAGCAAAGCTTACCGTAGAGGAGAACGAGATCTTTGAGCAGTTCAGTCTCCTGGAGCTTTTTCATATACGTCCCTGGGAGTACTCCGAGGACAGAGAGCCCTATAAGGAGGACATCGCTAACATGATAACTCTCAAGCGTCTACAGCTAGAAGCCCAAAGATATAACATGGAACGAGAGCAATGGCGATCCGACACACAGGCGAGAATGTCAAGCCGCTTCGGTAGGTAGGCGGGCAGTAGTAGTAATGGGCATCTCTGCAACATTCACAGTCACGGGGGCAGACGAGATCTCAGCTAGATTCCAAGAGATAAAGTCAGCCGTCCAGCAGTTTGTTGACACGTATCCCGGCAAAGTAGCAGACGAGATGGTCGGTAAGATGCAAGATCTCGCACCCGTTCGCACCGGGTATCTAAGGGATCATATAGTCACGACTGGCGTGGGAGGCGGCTCGGCTACGGTCGAGTCGCAGGCCGGCTACTCGATATATGTAGAGTTTGGCACGAGATACATGTCGGCCCAACCGTTCTTTTTCCCAGTTTGGGACGAGTACAACTCTGATAAGGTCATGAGTGACTTCAAGTCGGAGGTTCTGACTTGAGATGAGCGACACGGGCCAGCTGCAGGTAAGTATAGCCCTTCAGGGAGCTGACGAGTTCAACAGTCAGCTTGATACGGTAGACGAGAAGATCAAGACCGTAGGACAGGACGCCGGGACTGCATCTGGCTCTGAGGGGCTCGGGGGCTTTGGAACGGCAGCCACTCAAGCTAACACTCCGGTCAGCACTCTTGGAAGTAGCGCAGGTGACCTTTCGACAAAAGTGGGAGCACTCTCTACCGCACTCAGTACCACTGCCGGGGGAGTCCTAGCAATGGCAGACAGCTACCACGGCCTACAAGAAAAGCAGACAGCAGTCGAGTCCTCGACAAAGAATGTAGAGAAGGCAACTCTTGCACACGAGAAGGCAGTTGACGCCCTCAACAAAATAATCAAGGACGGTACTGCGACCCAAGCGGACTATGAAAAAGCTCTGGGAAAGGTCAGTGATGCCCAGACAAAGCTGAAGAACGACCAACAGAAGTACATGGACGACTATCAGAAGCTAGTCACCCTGTTCAAAGAAGGAAAGGGCCGTACGGAGGAATACGTCAAGGTACAAGAGCAACTAGGAAAAGATCAGCAGCAGATACAAAAGGACACCAAGGCCCTAGGCGATGCGCAAAGAGGCTATACTGATCTTGTCCAAAAGCATGTAGACACGACCGCGCCCAAATACATAGAAGCACAACAAAAAGTAAAAGAAACCGCAGATGCGCTCAAGGTGGCCCAGGACAGACAGAAAGAGAGTACAGACTCACTAGGACTCGCATGGCAGCACTTTGGACTTTCGATAGGTCAAACTGTCCTTGGTTCAATAGGCGGAGTAACCTCAGCCATTTCCTTGCTCTCCAAGGCATCAGGCAAGGGCGGAGCAGCGAAGGACGTAGGAGACCTCGAACAGGCCGGTACAGGAATCGGTACAAACTGGAAAACTCTGATCGGTGCTGGCGGCGTACTAGTGGGAGTCGGACTTGCTATGGCCATCATAGGCACTAACGCTTTTGGTGCACGTGACAAGCTAAATGAGATGGGTAAGGCTCTGGGCGATCAGGTCCCGCTTTTGCAGCCGCTTTTGACAGGACTCAAGGCCCTAGGCGACGCGCTTGGCATTACTGGTAGCGATGCGAAAGTCACAGCTAAAGACATGGACACTTCTATGAAAAATGCCGCTAACAGCGTCAAGGACTTTGTTGACACTTCAAAGAAAAACATACAGCAGTGGCAGGCTGACGTGAAGAGAATACAGGACGACTCAAAAAACAACGACTGGAAAAAGTATTGGGCTGACGTCGGCAAGATGATGACGGACAACTTCAAGACCAACGTTGACGGCTTTAACGCCATCTTAAAGCAGATAGGGGCAAACATCCAGTCCAACGTAAAGGGCTGGGAGGGCATATTTACAGAGGCTTGGAGAATAATCAGTGGTGCTGGGTCTCAAGCAGTAAAAGATATTGTGGCTGCGATACAGGGCGGCCTCGGCAAACTGGGAGACTGGTTCAAAACGAATGTTACTGACAAGATGACAGCCGCATGGAAGTCTTTCGTCGGCGCTCTTACTCAGCTGCTTGACGTCAACGGCATAATCAAGACCTTAGAGAAGATCCCAGAGGATATTCAGAGATGGTCAAAGACAGCGTGGGACACCCTGAAGACTGCCGCCACCACCTCCTGGACCGCGATCAAGACCACGGCGACCACCATTACTACCGAGATAGGGACGGCAATCAAGACCATAGGCACTGCCTGGGACGCGATAAAGACGGCCGCAACTACGGCTTGGAACGCAATCAAGTCCACCGTAGACACCATAATAACTGGCATAAAGACGGCCATCGATGGACTAAAGACCGTATGGGATGCCGTAAAGACAGCCGCAACAACCGCATGGAACGCTATCCAAAGCGCTGTGACCCCGATAATAACGACCATAAAGACGGCCATCGATGGACTAAAGGCCTCGTGGGATGCCGTAAAGACCGCGGCCACTACTGCATGGGACGCCATACAGAGCGCCGTAACTCCGATAATATCCACGATAAAGACGGCGATCGAGGGGCTGAAACATGCATGGGATGAGCTAAAGACGGCTGCCACTACCGCATGGAACTCTATAAAGACCGCAGCGACCGGCATTATCGACGCCATCAAGACTTATATCAGTAATGCAGCTAAGGGAATGTTCCAGCCGTTTTACAATGATGCCAAGCAGGTAGCTGACCAGATAAAGTCGTACTTTGATGGGATAATAAACGGCATCAAGCAGGCCATAGCCAGTATAGCAGCTTCACTGACTGCACTTCAGCAGCAGGCCCAGCGGCCTTTAAGCTCCGTGCCTGGCGGAACTGGACAGGTGCCTATGCCTTTCACGCCCCAGTGGTGGGGGCAGCTACACTTTTCGACAGTCACCCCCAATGTAACAGTGAACACAGGAGGAGGCGGCGGCATAACTACGGCAGCAGCACTTGGAGGCAGTGGAAACATGACTATCAACCTTAACGTGAGTGGCAAGACTTTAGCTCAGGTGATAGCTCCGTTTAATCGGCCAACTAGCCAGTTCTCCTGACAAGAAAGTAAAATGTCCGCAACGCCAGGCTTAACAACCTCTGACACATCATACTATATCCCCCTAAGAGTCAAGGTGCAGATACTGGACAACTTTGCAAGTACCACCTATTACACATACGACTCATTCAACCCACAGGCTAGCGCGATAAAGATACTCGAGGTCACAGTATCACTAGCTGTGAACCAGAATGGCACCTTCACGGTCTTTATAGAGGATGACGCGGGTCAGATAGACCGCACAAAGATAGGCTGCGGCAACAAGGTCATTATAACAGCTGGCAAGACCAGCGCCTACTATTACCCGCTTCTCGCTGGCTATGTTAGAACAGTAAACGTAATGAGAGACGATACAGGCATCCTTTACTATCAGCTGGCAGGCTATGGCTCGCAAATAATCTGTAACGAGAGAATAGTCGACTTTCAAAAGCTCTCATCCAGAGTCGCCCAAGGAGCAGCCAACCCATCAACCGTTGACCAAACTATGCTGGCATCGAATCTTTTCAAGACGGTCCTTGAAGGCTCCTCAATACTGCCGCTAAGTGCATCGCAGACGCTACAGCAAGAGGGGCAGTTTACAGAAAACGGGATCGACCCCCGGGTCAATAACCAGCTGGGCAGTATAGTGTTGCCCCTGGTGGACGCAGCCTCAGTCCTGAACAGGATAGCTGACGATTCCGGTGCACTATGGGGCATTCAGAACGACGATATATTCCTGCGATACCCTACTGCAAAACACTCCGGTGTAACAATAAAGAACGGAGTAAGTGCGACCGACCTCGCAGACAAGACCGCCTATATTACGGGGGGCTACAGCTACAGCGAGTCCATAGACCAGGCCAATGGCTTTGCCAACAGAATATGGCTCAAGGGTGGCGCGATAGCTAACAGCCCCAGTACGTCAAGTACGGCAACCGGCTCATTTACTTCACTGTTTAACAAGGACATAGCGCAGCAGATCATACCCACGAGCGCACAGCTTAGATCCCTTGCGCTTACACTTGCTTTACAGGGCACTGGCGGTGCTGCTGGCACTGCCAACCAGTTCGTTACGGGCGCTCTTATTCAGGACAGGGGAACGGGCTCACCAAGCGGCGCAAAGATAGCAGACTTTTCTATACCACTCTCGAGCATTCCAGCAACCCCGCAGTCAGTCTTTGATCTTAACTTCAAGTGGTACGTAGCGACACTGCAGCCACTCATGGCGTACTGGCTCGTGTTATACGCAAAAGGTACGGCTGATAACAATACCGTGAACTGGTACAACGATGGTGACACAAGTACTCCCAACAGATTTAGCGCTACAAGACAGGTGAGCTTGGACCCAACCACAGAGGCAAGAACTGGTTTCCCCCTAAAGAGCGACACCGCAGGCTGGTCTGTATCCACAAGCGGACCCGTTTTCACACACGACTTTTTCGAAAATGTCCGCGTTCTTACCGAATGCAGCGATCCCCTGTCGATGCAAAAGTATGGACCCAACGGCGGCCCATGCGAGGTTGTAATGGACGTTCCCTGGATATCGGACAACCAGAGTATGCAAAACTATGCGACGGCCATACTTGCCTATACGGCCAAGCCCATAAGACAGTTCACCCTAACGGCGGTCACAATCCCAAACAACTATGTCTTCATGCCAGGCACACTCCTTGACTTGGTCGACCCACTGGGAAATATTGCCCCTCCCAAGACCATAGCCATAGAGATACAGCAGGTAAACTACGCATTCACCGCAGGTTCGTCAGGCTCTTCAGCAACTGGCCAAAGCAGCGCACCAACGGGAGGCGGGACAAGGCTGGCTCACCCACTCGGAGCAGTCACGGTCGACCTCCTCTGCCTGCAATATTACGACTTCTTAGTTGATTCATTAACATAGCTTCAACTACCGTGCTGTAGTGACATCAGACGTTGAACTTTTAGGGGTAGGCTTTTGCGCTCTGTGGGATATGTCGAGCCTAGACTACGTCCAAGATATCTTTAGGCGTATCAGACAAACCAAAAGGGACACCTTCACCGATAGGATGGCCCGCTTTTGGGCCGACCAGACTGTAGAGCACGAGTTTGAGCCTCTTGAGATAGGCATAAGCAAGAACAAAGTAGTTAACGACGGTCTTGTAAGAGTAGCTGAGCTTGTCACCGGCACGGTCGGCTTAAACTCGGGTTTTCAGCAAAGTACGGGCTTTTTTAGTTACAATGCAGTAGGCTCAGGGACAAACCCTGTCTCAGCTTCGGACTATCAGCTGCAGGCCGAAGTTGCAAGGGTTGGCCTGGCTGACTCTGGTTTTCAAACGGCAGCGGGCCAGATCATGCGCTTTGGAGGCTTTTATGCCCCATCGACTGTCAGCTGCACAGTAAACGAGTCAGGAGTCTTCGACGACCCTAATAGCGGTGTCATGCTTTATCGTACCGTCTTTCCATTAGGACAAGGGATAACGCACACCGTAAACGTGGATTTCTTTAGCGTCGCACACAGCATATATCAGTACTCGGTGTAAGTACGAATGAGTTCTAACTTCATTCTCCAAGTCCGCAAGTTCTCCGGAGATCCCACAAATCTTCGTTTTAAGCTGCTAGCAGAAAAGCTCTCACAGTTCGAAGCAGCTACTAACCAGCTGCAAACAGGCGATATAAAAAACTCGATAAAGGTTACTGCGTCCATAGTCCAGTACAAAGAGTCGGACATTATCTTTTCAAAACCAAAGACCACGATCTTTTACTTAGCACTAGAGCCAGACGGCGTCCTGCTAAAATGCTGGTTCAAGTTCGATGCTTGGGGAAAAGTGGTAAGAGACGCCTCCTTTTCAAACAACACCGCAAAGATACTAGGACAAACGCCCACATCGGCCCCCGGTCCCGACAGGGGGCAGGGAGGGAGTATTGCTATGAACCTTGATGGCTCGACCCAGTTCCTTGAAGTCACTACCAACAGCAGCCTAGCCCTAGTAGGTCAGGCGACAGGCTTCACAGTCGCCTTTTTGGTTCAACCCCAGACCCTCTCATTGACACAAACTGGCGAAAACAGATACCTGGCAGAAAAGACGGACGACGTAAACAACCTGTGGGGCGTGTACATAGACTCCGTTGGAAAGATACATTTTAATGTAAAGTTTGGGGGCACCGACTATTCCAAGTCCACGACGACCGGCGCTCTAAGCCTCAATGCGTGGACTTGGGTAGTTTGTACCTTTGCAGCGTCTACACATACAGCAACCATATACTTTAACAGTACCTCTCAAACTTTGTCAACCGATACCGTAGCAGATAGTGACTACTCTCAAACCAGACCCGATCTATATATTGGAGCTACTGCTATGGGCGATGGCTTCTTTGACGGCTGGTTTGCTGACTTTCGTTACTACCGTGAAAAGGTCTTATCTTCTACGGAGGTCACCAACCTAGCTACTAATATGCTCTCAATCTCTTCGATAGCTTTTGGCCAAGTCTCGATAGTCTCGGCAGGTAACATTACAGCATGAGTGCAGGAGGTTACTACGTTAGCGGCTCTGACTCTAACAGCGCCGCAAGAATGAACCAGAAAAGTGTTACCATCGATACGGGCACCAACCTGGCAGCACTATCGCCTACGTACCCGCTTCAGCTAATCGCGTCAACTGACGCTACCGGCGGCTTTGTTGCCGGTCAGATGTATCAAAGGAACGCCGCAAACTCCGCCTGGATTGCTTTTACTCCTATGCAGCAGCATGACCACAGCGCAGCCACGACAGCAGCTGGCGGTACTCTCAACGCCGTCATGTCAGATAACACTGGCCAATTCATATACCAGAACGATCTCGCCTCACCGAGAGCCGGCGAGTTTAGGCAGACTCTTGTAGGCGGCGCTGCTACAGTTTCAGATCTTAACACTGCAGGCCAGTGGTCCGTTCAGTTAAACACGGGGGCGGTAATAAACAACCTTGCCCAAGCTGACTGCGGAGGCATAGCCGCGGACTTTGGTTCGCCCATGAAGTTTCAAACGAAGGTCTTTCAAGGTGCGGTACAAACTAACGTCGTTGGTCGCATCGGTATAAACATTGAGCAGGCTAACCTCGCAGTCGATAATACTACCAAGAACATAGGCTTTGAGTTTTGTAGCAGTGCAGGCACGTCCTACATAGTCGTCTCAGGTGACGGTACCACTAGAAGTACTCTCGCAACTACGCAGTCGTTTGCAGGCACGAACTCGCTTAAGCTAACCTACACGCCAAGCGTCAACGTCGTCGGACAGGTGAACGCAACCACTGCAACTACAAAGACGTCAAACCTTCCCAACTCGGGCGCTTGCTTACCTGACAGACTAATGCGCTTTGGCATAACAACCTCAGCTGCTACTACACAGACTTTGAACGTATATGGAGCAGTCTTGTGCTATGTGCCTAATGATACGTGGACGGTATGATTTTTTCAAAGACCGTAAAACTCAGAGACCTCAGTCCACTCAAGTACCAGCCTCCAAAGGGCATAGACGTTAGCTGGAAACTATACCACGACGAGCTATACGCGACCTTCACGGCAGGCAACATAAACCAGCCCCAGTACACAAAAGACAAACACGATATCAATGAAGCTTTAGCCAGACTGAAAGTTATACAGGACACTGTTAAGGACTGGCATACATACCGCAACGTCGTACCACTTGGCCCTAAGAGACAGGTCTGGCATGACGATGGCAACCGAGTGGTGACTGACTCAGGATGAGCACAACCAGTACATCTCCGCCTCCTCCGCCAAGTCCCCCAGCGCCGCCGCCTCCAGTCCAGTCAGCTAACGTACAAATCTGGTACAGCGGTGGCATCTCTAACGCCTTTCAGGGATCCTCAATAGGAGGAGCTATCTCGCAGGTAACACAGGGAAAGATAACCTCTAACATCTCCTCAAACCTTTATCCGTCCGTAACAGTTGCGCAAGCTTCTGCGGGTATCGCACATCAATACAGATGCTTCTACGTTTTCAACGACCCCACTGGGATAGTCATACGAAACGCCTACATCTGGTTTGAGCAGCTAAACCCAGACCCCGATGTTTCTTTCAGGATGGGTTTAGATCCTGCTGGTAGGAACGGGACGCCAGCAACTATAGCTAACGACGCAACAGCACCGGCAGGCGTTACCTTTACGCAGCCGGTCTCCAATTTCAGCGCTCTGTATATGGGCCGACTAAACGCAGGCGACAGTTTCCCTGTCTGGTTGGATAGAACGGTCAACGCTGCAGCTGCCGTCTACCAAGGAGACGGCCCAACGATAAGAGTGGAGGGCGGATCGCAACCAGCGCCTCAGAGCGTGCCAGACTTCGAGATAGCTACAGCTGGTAACTTTAGTTGCTCCTCGGTGGTAGCTTCTCAAAATATTTCTAATATAGCTGCGAGGGTGACAGATGTACCGCCACTTCAAAGATTCTTACCTCTGGGCGACTTGGGTAACAACCCAAGCGCCTCATGCTGGTTCAGTATGACCTCTGGTCTTGATACCTTGACTAACATAGTCATAGGCGATCTTGAAATATACACAACGGTCTTGAATAGTTCACAGCCAGCTTTACTAAACTCGTATCTCAACCACTATGGTACAAGCCAGCCCTACTACTCCTTTAACTACGGCCCTATTCACTTTCTTGTTTTAAACACCGAGATTCTTTATACTAACCCATCCCCAGAGTATAACTTCGCGGCCGCTGACCTAGCCGCAGCGGCTACGAACGCTAACGTCTTTTGGACTATCGTAGCTTTTCACCAACCTTTTTACACCGTGGGCGGGACTGGTCCTGTCGGCACTTTTGTACCCGCTTCGTTCAGAGACGCGTTTCACCCACTCTTTGACACAAACAAAGTCGACCTCGTCTTAACTGCTCACCCTTATTCCTATCAGCGTACAAAGTCCATCATTTGGAACGGCGCCACTCCTACGATAGCCCAGAGCGGGCCAGCATACACGAACCCAACTGGTCGAATATTCTGTAACGTTGGTACAGGTGGTCAGCAGCTAGACTCTGGAGCAGCTGCGAGCTTTGCTTCAATACCGTCGTACTTTGAATATGCACAGGTCACAGACTTTGGCTACCTCCTCTTACAGTTTACAAACTCTACGACGACGCTAACTGGCACGTTTATGAACGCAGGCAACCAGGCTATGGACACGTGGAGTATCACTAAATCGTAGTTCTTACCAACGGTCTAGCGTAAGCGCTCGTTATGTCTGTACAGACTAACGTTAAACCTCGTATTCAGACGCGTGAAACTAATACAGCAGGCGACACGGTGCCCGACGACCAGTGGCAAATACTTTGTGACACTGGGGCTATCTCGGAAAGTCAAGCGCCGCCTCCTCCTGAGCCTACTCCAACTCCTACGCCTACGCCGCCAGCTCCAAGCGGCTCAAACGTCGACCAATTCGGAGTAACTAAGCTATACGCGGATGGACCTGGGCCGTCGCGGTTTATGGACATGAATGATCCCGCAAAGACGCCAGGCTCAGAGCCAGGATCAAACCCAGAGGGCAACTCGTCTTATTATCCAAAGTTCGTAAAGAACTCCGACGGTAGCTGGCAAAACACCAACGGCAAAGAAGTAAGGTGGGCATGGTGTGCCGATCCAAAAGGGTACCCTGGTGATAGTAATATCTGTAAGTGTTATGACACCGATAACAAGACTGGCTACATGACAAACTCTACTACCTCATGGCCACCGCGCGTAGAGATGACTGGCTTTTATAGAGCTGACTCGGTTGGCACTGGAACGTCCAATGGGGAATGCCACATCGAGCACGTCATCTCAGGCCATAGGAGTACCACCAGTAACACGAGTAGCGGTCCAGGTGGTTGTCAGCTAGGTTGTGCTGGGTCATACCATTGTAACAAGTATCCCTTGACTGGCAGGGTTAAGTTTGAGAAGGACTACAAACATTCGGCAAGCTACGGTAAGGACATAAGCGGGACAAATAACACGACAGCTACAGCTGTCTGGAAGAACGATGGAAAGTTCCACGGTTTCAAGGACATCTTTTACATCATGGCTGACGGGAAGACCGTTCAACTAGAGCAATGGGTTGACTGGGACTGTACCAACAACTGGAAGAAGGTTCACAGCATACAAGACGATGGTACAAAGTGGGTTCCAAAGACGAGCTTCTCAGGTTGTGGGGGCGGCTCGCAAACTATCGCCTTCTTGTTTAACGGCCCGCTCGTAGTTTTCCGCGCGGACAATTGGGTCAAGTACAGCCTTAAGAACTGCTCAGTTCGTTCAATAGATCCAACAAAGCCGCTCCATCACAGAGTCGAACACGCAAGAACTTTTGAGCCCGAAGAGTACGAGAACGAAGACGACGAGATATACCAAGCTGACGAAGAGTAAGCTAGTAAGTGTCGTTTCCGTCCAGCTACAACTCGATACAGTTTACGAGAACGCTAAATAACTATATCGACTGTACAACTAACGCGATCCTTGCGGTGGGTGAGACAGCCGGCTCACAGATGTCTTACTCCGCTTGGATCAATATACCCTCAAACCCAGCGGCGTCCATCGGCATTTGTAGCAAGTCAAGCGCAGCGGGAACCGGCGTCCTACCATGGGTAGACACTTCTGGCAATCTTAGATGTGACTTTATCTTTAACACTCACGCAACCGTAAACAAAAACACAAACCACAACGTCTCTGATGGCAAGTGGCATCATATAGTAGTAACAAACAATGCGACTGGAAACTCAAACATATACTGTGACGGCGTCCTCTTAACAAGCGACGCAAACGGTGACTTTCTCAAGAGTAGCGCAACCTTTTCGTTTCGTATAGGTCATACGTACCAAGCAAACCCGTTCAACGGCTCTATTGCCGACTGTCGTGTCTTTGGTATCGAGCTCTTACTCTCAGAAGTTCAAAACCTTCTCAATGGCATAGAAGTGTCAAGGGGTCTGGTATGTAGATGGCCTTTCAGAGAGGGAGGCGGCACCACTACGACCGATACATGCAACGGTGTAGTCGGCACGATAAACAACGGCCCAACATGGGCCCCCAACGTTCCAATATTGCCGTCTGTTTACGTCCCTCCAGCAACGCAGCCGCCTACAGCCTCACAAACAGGCCCGCGTAACCAATATTATTGCTGGGTCACAACCTGGAATACGCCGCCCAACTCTGGAACGGTAGACGTCCAGGCTTACATCTCTCACGAAATACTAGAGCTAATGACTGATCCAGACGCAAACACGAACGCCAGCGGTTGGATCTCTTCCGTCTTTTGTCCTACTGGCGCAGCTGCTTGCGAGTTAGCCGACCAGTGTGAGAAGACAACCGGGGTTGGCAACTATACGAGTTTGGTCAACGGAATAAACTGTTGGTCTACCAGCTACTACTCAAACAAGGGAGGAGGTTGCGTGATACCGGAGATCGTTTCGTCAACGGCTAGTGGCAATCAAAACTTTACCTGGGGAGGCGGTCAGCTTATCGCCAGTCCTACTATATGCGTTATTTTCTCCGGCTCAGGCTGGTCTCTCACCAATACAGCTAGTCCCGCTCAGGGCTCAGCTGACGACATAAAAAGAGGGATTCAAACCCTGATACTAAACACTTCGTTCTATGACGGACTACGCGAGTACAACGTCGCCAAGCCGACCTTTCAGTACGCAGCTATTAACAGCACAACTGTAGTACCAAATCCGTTTTACGAACAGCATATCCAGCAGGTGATAAAAGACTGCATAACCGCAGGCACGGTCCCAAACCCTGCAGCACTATCAGACACCCTTATTTTTGTCGTAGTGGTAAACGCCACGCCTCACTACTTCAACAATAGTGTGATAGGAAATCATAGCGTCTTTCAGTTCACACCGCCTCCTCCAACCAACACTCCAACCGCAAACGCTCCTGGCTCTGGTCAGTCAGGAGTAGGACCGACCTCCCCATCACTACAGGGCGACCAGTGGGACATAACTATGATTTATCCTTCCAAGACCACGGGCAACTTTTCAAGTGCCTGGTTCTTGCCTACAAATCCCAACTCTGATACGCGTCATGTAGTTGACTCGACCACTTTTACCGCAAATGCTGACGGATCCTACCGAAACACGCAGACAAACGTCGTCTATAATATCGCTCAGCAGAACGGGTTTAACGAGGCTGGCCTTACTCTCAACCAAGCTACTCTACTAACTCAGGGCTTTATGCAGGACAATAAGGACTGGGACAACACGGAGATGACCCTTTACGTCAGAATAAACTCAGTCGCAAACTCTTCGCACACTGGACCGCCTTCTATTGTCATGGCGATGCCAGGGGCTAGAGAGACTAACGACGCGACACTCTTGGCTGGCTTTCCAAAGTCCTGTGAAGCCTCCGACTATCGCATGTACATCGAGCCTGTTAGTGGCATAATCAAGTTTCAAAAAGATTTGCAGTTCACCGCAGGCATTACGGCTAACGCCTCGAACCCGACAGCTACCTCACCGACAGTAGGGTTGACCAAATGGTCCAACCAATTCACTGGACTAAAGTTCATAACCTACGAGATGAGTGACGGCGTCTCGGTAGCCCTAGAGCTGTGGATGGACTATAACGGAAACAATATCTGGACCCAGGTTCTCAGATTCGTCGACGTCGTAAACAGTACGTGGTCGATACCGACCAACGCCTGCGGCGGTACCACTAACCAGACCATCCCGTGGGGCGGTCCTCTTGTCAAGTTCATCTGGAACAACATCAGCAGCATAGACATAAAGTGGGCCTCAGTACGCGAGATTGACGTCTACGCACTTAACCCCAAGCTGCTAGTGCCTCCAGCTGTCAGCCAACCAACACAACCACCAACGACAAGCCCTGCTAACAACTTGCCGGCTAACCCAGCTCCCCCAAATCAAGCGCCCCCAGCCAACCCGCAAACTGGCAACCTCGACAAGTTCGGTGTTAAAATGCTGTTTCCTTCGTTGAGTGGCGGCCAATCTTGGTATCTGTCAAATAGGGGACTCAAGGGCGACAGCAGAGTTATCGGTATCCCCAATTCGGTAAAGGAGTACGTCAACGGTGACGGAAGCTTCCACATGACAGGTACTAGCGCTCTCTTCTATGTTACGACCCTGGCAGGCTACAACTATCAGAGCGCTGGAGGACTTTCGCTAAACCATGCACTGTGCAGAGTAAGACAGTATATGCAGTCGCCAAGGGACTGGAAAAACGTCGAGGTCACCATATACCATATGATAGACATGTTTGACCCAGTCCAGTACTCCCCAAGAACGAAAACCTACGATCTTGGTATCAAGTGCAGGACCGGCTCACACAGCAGAGTTAGGGACTGCCAGGGCTGCGCATATGAGATACAGGCGCAGCTTTTTCCGGGAGCTGAAAAGTTTTTCCATAGAAAGGAGCACTGGCATGACTGTCATGCAGACACCGATAGGCAAGGAATAACGTTCTCGTTTTCTTCTGTCATGAGAAGGATGGTAGGCCAGAAGTTTGTAGCCTTCAATATCGTAGATCAAAGTACGGGCCGCGTGACCGCAGTCCGGTTGCAACACTGGTGGAACGATAACGGCGACGGGGTCACTTGGACAAAGGTAAACGAGACTGTCGACAACGGCAACTGGGGCATGCTAGACGGGCAATGCGGCGGCAACAGAGACGAGATAATAATCTGGGGTGGTCCCCTGATCGGTTTCTTCTGGAACGATTTTACAGGAGTATGCTACAAGTGGATGAGCATAAGAGAGATAGACACCACCGGTAATACAGGCGGTACAGTCTGCCCTAACCCGCCAGGAGGTCCTCCGTCAACATCTCCGCCAGCTGGTCCTCCTCCTCAACCAGCAAAGATAGCGCCGTTGATAGGACCCAACGTTTACAACGTTTTCAAGTTTCCCTACAATATACAGTTAGACGATAGCGGCGGCTGTCCTGGCCTAGACCCACTCGCTCACCTAGGCGAAACTGAGCTAGGCGCCGCGGTGCCAGGCACGGGCAACTTTGCCAGCCTTGGAACGGTAAGCGGTAGTCAGGCATTCGTAGCCGGTCAGCAGATCAAGAACACTTCGTCACTCTTGTACAACACTGTCATGGCTGAGATTGTCGTCAGCCTAAAGCTCGTCGGCTTGCCTTCTGACTATGCAACGCAACCAATCTAC